AAATTGCAAAAGTACACTGATGCTCTTGCAAAGTTTGAAGCTAATCCTGAACCAGGATTATCTGATTACAAATCTATGGTAGACATACGTGCTGAGATTGCAAAATTTAACCATGCATTGAAACAGCTAGACCTAGAAGATGTCAAGAAGATGGCAAAAGAAGAAGAAAAACAAATCTATAAACTGAACAAAAATGAGTCTAATCAAACTATGGAAGGAGAAGGGCAAGATTCTTGAAGGAGTCAAGAACAGCGTCTTCAAACAAGAGCATATTGAAGAAATAGCAAAAGCACGCATGGCTATTTGCAATTCATGTCCACACATTGATAATGAAGGTTCAAAATGCTATATGGCAGGTACACAACCTTGTTGTGGTGAATGTGGGTGCAAGTTGTCGTTTAAAACGAGATCTTTATCTTCGTCATGCCCTAATGATAATTGGAAAGCTATCACATCTGAAGATGAGGAAGAAGCTATTATTAACAGTATAAAAGAATAACCATGCTATCATTTCAACCAGAAAATCACAAGTACGTCTCTATTGATCCATCAGACACAATGGAGTGGATCAGTGTTACCACACTGATTGGATTCTTCAAGCAACCTTTTGATGCAAAAGCCATCTCTAAAAAGAGTTCAAAGAAAAATAGTCCAACTAACAAATGGTTTGGCATGACGCCTGAAGAGATACAAGAAGTATGGAAAGCTGAAGCAAAACGTGCTACTGACCTTGGTACATGGTATCATGACCAGCGTGAGAAAGATCTACTTGCATGTGACACAATCAATCGTCATGAAGCAGTATTACCTGTAGTAAGTCCACTTACCAATGAGAAAGGTTACAAAATTGCTTCATCACAAAAGCTTATATCAGGAATCTACCCTGAGCATCTTGTGTATCTAAGATCTGCAGGCGTTTGTGGTCAGTCAGATTTGGTTGAAATTGCACATGGTAAAATTCACATCCTGGATTATAAGACTAATAAGGAGATTAAAACAGAGTCATTCAAAAACTGGGAAGGAATTTCTCAGAAAATGAAAGAACCTGTATCACATTTGGATGATTGTAACTACTTTCATTATGCCCTACAGTTATCTGCATACATGTACATGATCCAAAAACATAATCCAAAATTGGAACCAGGAACACTTACATTGCACCACATTGTGTTTGAAACAATTGGTGAAGACAAGTATGGATATCCTATTGTGAATCGCACAGAACAAGGAGATCCTATTGTCAAAGAAGTTATTCCTTATGACCTACCATATTTGAAAGAAGAAGTTATGGCCATTTTTCATTGGATGAAAGAAAACAAAGACACTATAATTAACTACTCTAAACACAAATAATGGTAAAGCTATTTGATTTACAGAATAATGTGATTGTGCCAACAGAGCATTGTCATAATCTAGCATTCTTAAAACGTATTATGGATGAGTATCCAGAGGATTACATGAAGATATACAGCTACTTGTTTTATATGACATGTCCTAACCCAGATCTTAATCCTTTCTTTGATGTGCGTGAGCATGAAAAAGAAGAACTTATATTAACACAGTTAAATGCAGAATTTTCAACAGAAGATGAGGACATTGTGATTGCTTTAGAACTTTGCAAAAAACTTTATGAGACACCTACATATAGAGCATATATGGGTATTAAGTCAATGCTGGATCGTTTGGCAACCTACATGGAGCACACTTCAATACAACATGGTAGAGATGGTAACATTACAGCACTTGTCAACGCGGCAGCAAAATTTGAGCAAATTCGTGGGTCTTTTAAAGGAGCGTATAAAGACCTTATGGAAGAACAAAAAAGTACAGTCAGAGGAGGTCAAAACCTCGCGTATGACCAGTTCTAAACCAGAGCAATTCTTATTCATTGTCAAGGTGGAACACATAACAGATGGTCATATCATACAAAGAGAGTTACCATGTGTGCCAGCTAAAAATGACTGGATTAAGATTGGAAAAGATAACTATGTTGTGAGAAATGTAACATGGAATTTCTCTGATAGGAGAACGGTAATTTTATTAGTAGATCACCCTAAGTTCTAAATTATGTATAAGGAAATACCTACGTACAGCTATGAGGAGGATGAATGGAGTTATACTGTATTTGAAACAAAACAAGAATTTGTAGACTTTTTATATGAAATCTTTAAAGAGCCAGGTAAATACGCCTTTGATGAGTGTTCTTTAAAGTTCAATGAGCAAGGACGCAAGTTTACAAAAGACAGAGTATACTGTCTTGCACCAGAACGTTCTAAAGACTTTGTTGAGTTTTGGAATAAAGAAAAAGAAAAGTGTAGAAATGGTGTGATCTACAAAAACAATGGTAACAAATGGTACCTTCCACGTGATTATTACATGTGGTTAAACTTCTTACCTATCTACAACAAAGAGGTAAACAGGTTTACATTTGCTGATGTGCGTGATGCACAGTACCATATGGCTCTGTATGAGGAGCTTGCATACCAAACTAACAAGCATGCAGCCATTCTAAAGAAACGTCAGATTGCGTCTTCTTACTATCATGCAGGAAAAATCATTAATCAGTTCTATTTTGAAGAGGGTTCTGTTGCTAAAATGGCAGGATCACTCAAAGATTATATCAATGAGAAAGGAACATGGCGTTTTCTTGAAGAATATCGCAACTTCTTGAACAAGCATACAGCATGGTATCGTCCATGTAATCCTGACAAGGTTCTCAACTGGGAGCAGAAAGCAGAGGTTACACAGGGTGGTAGAAAGGTGGATGTTGGTCTCAAGTCTGTAATCATTGGACTTGTACTAGAGAAAGATCCAACAAATGGTGTAGGGGGTCCATGTACTTTGTTCTTCCACGAGGAAGCAGGTATTGCCCCTAAGATGAACGTCACGCTGGAGTACTTATTACCTGCAATGAAATCAGGTATGATGTACACAGGTATGTTTGTGGTTGCAGGATCTGTGGGTGACTTGGATCAGTGTGAGCCATTGAAAGAATTAATACTCAATCCTGACGCCAAAGATGTACTTGCAGTAGATACTGACTTGTTAGATGATAAAGGAACCAAAGGTCAATGTGGTTTATTTATTCCTGAACAGTGGTCAATGCTTCCATGTATTGATGATTGGGGTAATTCTAAGGTGGAAGAAGCAGTAGAAATGATTCTTGCAGAACGCTTGGAGTGGAAAAAGAAACTAAAACCTGAGGACTACAGACTACGTATTTCTCAGAAACCAATCAACATCAAAGAAGCTTTTGACTACAGAAAAGAAGCTAGATTTCCAGAACACCTTGTGGCTCAGCAGATTAGAAGAATTGAAGAGAAAGAATACCCTACAGAGTTTGTAGATTTGATTTGGGAAGATGACAAAATTGTACAGAAAGCTACGCGTAAGATTCCAATTATGGAGTTTCCTATTTCTCCAAAGACAGAAAACAAGGAAGGTGCTATTGTAATCTATGAAAAACCAATAGCCAATCCTAAGTTTGGAACCTACTACGCATCTATTGACCCTGTATCAGAAGGTAAGACCACTACGTCAGAATCACTCTGTTCCATCTTTGTGTATAAAACAGCGCAAGAAGTGACTGTGCACAAGAAAGATGGATCAATTGAGTCGCGTGTGGAGGGAGATAGAATTGTAGCTTCATGGTGTGGTCGTTTTGATGACCTTAAGAAAACTCATGAACGCTTAGAATTAATCATAGAATACTATAATGCATGGACAATTGTAGAGAACAACGTACACTTGTTTATACAATACATGATCTCAAGACGCAAGCAGAAATATCTTGTACCTAAGAATCAGATCATGTTCCTAAAAGAACTTGGAAGTAACAACAATGTGTTCCAAGAATATGGATGGCGTAACACAGGTACGTTATTTAAAGCTAACTTAGTGTCATATGCTATCCAGTTTCTTGAAGAAGAAATTAATGTTGAGACAAAACCTGATGGAACTATCACTAAAGTAACTTATGGTGTAGAAAGAATTCCAGATATCATGCTTCTGAGAGAAATGGCAGCATACAGGGATGGGCTCAACGTGGATAGACTGGTTGCATTCTGTGCTTTAGTGGCTTTTGCTAAGGTGCAAGAATCTAACAGGGGCTTTGGAAAACGTGTTGAACATGAAAACACTGATAACTTGCAAAATACAAATAAAAATAGTAACTTATTTATGAGTCCTTTTCGTCATCTTGGTGCTGACAATTCA